AAAGGCTTATATGGAGAAGCGCGTAAGATGAGGTAATTTACAATGGCTAATGAAACTTCTGGTGCGTTTTTTACTGCAAACGCAACTGTAGACAAAACCGCAGCGGGAACTTTTGTACCTGAAATATGGTCGGACGAAGTTATTGCTGCATATCAAAAATCTTTGAAGATGGCTCCTCTTGTTAAAGTCATGCCTATGTCTGGCAACAAGGGTGATGTTATCCACCTTCCTAAGCCTACTCGTGGTAGCGCAAATGCTAAGGCAGAAGCCGTAGCAGTTACTATGCAGGCTAATCTGGAAAGTGAAACCACTATCACTATCAACCGTCACTATGAGTATTCTCGTCTGATTGAGGATATTGTTGAAGTTCAGGCTCTTGCTTCACTCCGACAGTTCTATACTGAAGATGCTGGTTACGCTCTTGCTAAGCAGGTTGATGATGACCTGTTCCGCGCTGGTACTGGTTTTGGTAGTGGTACTTTTGACCTGACTGTCCCTATTACTGGTACTTGTACTGGTACTGCATGGGAAGGCGCAAACACATTCTTTGTGGACGCATCTAATGGTCTGACCGCTTACACCGACGATACAGTTGTAGCAGCAGACGTATTTACCGATGCTGGCTTTCGTGCGTTGATTAAGCGTATGGATGATGCGGATGTCCCAATGACTGATAGAGCGTTCGTTATCCCACCTGCATTGCGTTCTGCAATCATGGGTACTGAGCGTTATGTATCTGCCGATTTTCGTGAAGGTGCTACAGTTCAATCTGGACTGATTGGCTCTGTATACGGAATTGACATTTACGTCTCTTCTAACTGCCCACTTATTGAAGACGCAACTAGCAACTCTGCTGGTACTGCGGATGTTCGTGGTGCATATCTCATTCACAAGGATGCACTTGTTCTTGCTGAGCAGATGAGCGTTCGCTCTCAGACTCAGTACAAGCAAGAGTACCTGTCAACTCTGTACACTGCTGACACCCTTTATGGTGTTCAAGCACACCGTCCAGAGGCAGGTTTCATCCTCTGTGTACCTGACGTATAAGTTAGGATAGGTTGGGGGGCTTCGGCCCCCTGACATTTATTATGAAAAAGAAAGACCCCAAACTAGAAAGAGCAGGAGTCTCTGGCTATAACAAGCCCAAGAAGACCCCTAATCACCCCACTAAAAGTCATGTTGTTGTGGCTAAAGTTGGTGATGAAACTAAATTAATTCGCTTTGGTCAGCAGGGCGTTAAAGGTGCTGGCAAGAATCCCAAGACAGCAAAGGATAAGGCGAGGAGGAAGTCTTATTATGCTAGACACAATGCACAGGATAAGAATCCGTCTAAGTTAAGTGCAAGGTATTGGTCACACAAAGTTAAGTGGTGAAATAGATGGCTACGATTATTACTAAGTTCTCCTCCTCTGCGTCAGCCGTACCTACGGCTTCAGACTTAGTACAGGGTGAGCTTGCTGTAAATACCGCAGATAAGAGACTGTTTACAGAGAATGCAAGTGCAACAATTGTCGAAATTGGCACTAACCCTTCTTCAGTTACAACTGGTGCTATTACAGCTACTGGTACTGTTACTGCTAACTCTAATCTAAGCTCTTCTAACGCTGTACTTACGGGCGGTACAGTAAACGGCATGGTGATTGGTGGGTCTACGCCCCAGGCTATAACAGGTACTTTAATAACCGCTAATACGAATTTTGCTGGAGCGTTGACAGGAAATGTTACTGGTAACGTGACAGGTAATGTTACGGGGAATATAACGGGTAATGTAACAGGCAATCTTACAGCTTCTAGTGGCACGACTACTGTTAACGATTTAGTAGTTAATGGAACAGTAGACTTTACGGACACTGTTTTAACTAACCTAGCGGCCCCGTCTGCTGATACTGACGCTGCGACTAAAGGCTATGTAGATACTCAAGTAACTAACTTGGTTGGTGGTGCGCCTGCTGCACTAGATACACTAAATGAGTTAGCGGCTGCTCTAAATGACGATGCAGCGTTTAACACTACAATCACAAACTCCATAGCAACTAAACTCCCATTAGCGGGTGGCACTATGTCTGGTGCTATTGCTATGGGTACGAACAAGATTACTGGTCTTGGTACTCCGTCTGCTACTACAGACGCAGCTACGAAGGCTTATGCAGATACTATGCTGCCGCTTGCTGGTGGAACCATGACAGGCAATATCGTTATGGGCAGCAATGCAGTCACAAGCAGCTCTAACCCTACTGACGATACGCATTTAGCCCGTAAAGCCTATGTAGACTCGATATTAGGTAGTGCAACTTCTGCGGCAACCAGTGCTGCTACAGCGACCACAAAAGCCTCAGAAGCGGCAACATCTGCTTCAAATGCGGCAACCAGTGCTACTTCAGCGGCTTCATCAGCTACATCTGCTGCTGCCAGTTATGATTCATTTGATGACCGTTATCTTGGCACTAAGTCTAGCGACCCTACGCAAGACAATGACGGTGATGCTTTAGTTGCGGGTGCTATCTACTTCAATACAACTTCTAACGTAATGAAGGTGTATACAGGTAGCGCATGGCAGAACGTAGCTCCTACAGCTACCAGTATTACTGCTAGTCAAATATCTGACGTTACCTCTACTGCTGCGGAGTTGAATTTAAATGATGGCTCTAGCGCAGGAACTATTGTTAACAGTAAAACCGTAGTTTACGGCTCTTCAGGTGAAGTAAACGCAACTACCTTACAGATTGGCGGTACGTCAATAACTTCTACCGCAGCAGAAATTAACTACCTAGACATTACAACTCTAGGAACCTCAGAAGCCTCTAAAGCTGTCACAGCAGACGCTAACGGTGTAGTGACCTTTGATAATGGTATATCAGAAGAGTATACAGCAGTCACTTCAAGCTCTAACGCTACGACTGTAAACCTACGAGATGGTACGAACTTCTCTCATACGCTGACTGAGAACACCACGTTTACTTTTTCAAACCCAGCGGCTAGTGGTAAGTCATCTTCATTTACTTTGAAGCTAGTACAGGACGCTAGTGCTTCAGGCTACACGGTGACTTGGCCCGCAGCAGTTGATTGGCCCGCAGCCACAGCACCAACACTCACAGCCACAGCTAGTGCGGTTGATTACTTTGTATTTATAACTCATGACGGCGGTACGACTTGGTACGGCTTCACAGCAGGACAGGCTCTCGCATAATGAGTAAGAAGATACTACAAGCAGCAGCAGGTGCAGCAGGTGGAGAATCCGTCTATGTAGAGGATGTGTTCTCTACTTATTTGTATACATCTACGGCCTCTACGTTAAACATAGAGAACGGTATTGATTTATCTAATGAGGGAGGAATGGTTTGGATTAAAAACAGGGATGGCTCCAGTAACCATAACATTGTTCATGTTCCAGGTAAATTTAGTGTTGCAAATACCACTGATACAGAACTCACCAGCGCGACAACAATAACTTCGTTTAACACTAACGGATTTACTTTAGGTAGTGATTCTAATTTTTGGAGTTTTAATTGGCCTGCTAATCAAAATTTTTGCTCTTGGACGTTCCGCCAAGCTCCAGGTTTCTTTGATGTAGTTACTTACACAGGTGACGGTGTTGCGGGTAGAACTATAAGTCATAACCTTGATTCTGTTCCTGGTTGTATAATTGTTATTTCGTTAACTCCTTTTGGCTTTAATAGAGCTGTTTACCATAGGTCATTAGCTAATAGTGAGTATTTACACTTAAACACCTCAAACGCTAAGTTTAGTAGCTCCACTCACTGGAATAATACAACTCCTACTAGCTCTGTTTTTACAGTGGGTACAAGCAATGAAACAAATAGAAATACTAGTACTTATGTAGCTTTTTTATTCGCCCATGATGACCAATCATTCGGTGATGATAGTGATGAGTCTATTATTAAGTGTGGGAGTTATACGGGTAATGGAAGTGCGGGCAACTCAATAGATGTTGGGTTTGAGCCACAATGGTTAATGGTTAAAGCAGCAAGTGGTGGCAATGCTTCAGGTCAAAATTGGGCGTTATATGACATGATGCGAGGCTTTAACATGGGTGATGACGCATATCTTGAAGCCGACACATCAGACGCTGAAGCAAATTGGAATGACTTAAATCCAACAGCTACTGGTTTTGTTTCAACGTCTAATTCTGGAAATCGTGTAAATGAGTCTGGAACTACGTACATCTACGTTGCAATCCGCAGACCTATGAAGACTCCTGAAGCGGGTAGTGATGTATTGGCTATAAATACAAGAGCGGGTTATACCGGTTCAGAACAAGAAGTTGATACAACTATTGTTCCAGACTTGGTTTATATAAACAGTAGAGATAAAACGAATGAGCATTGGGGTATATTATCTACAAGGCTTCAAGGAGCAGGTAAGAGTTTTTTTACTACGGGTACATACGCTGAAATTTCTGATACCACTGAAATAAAAGAATTTGGGCCTGAGCAAACATCAATTACTTTAGGTTCTTCAAACACTGTTGGAGAGAATGGAGTAAATTTTGTTGATTACTATATGAAACGCGCTACAGGCTTTATGGATGTGGTGGCTTATACGGGTACTGGTAGCGCAACAACTATTAGTCATAACTTGGGTGTTGTTCCTGAATTATTAATTATTAAAAATCGTTCTGGTGCAAGTGATTCTTGGGTTATTTATGACAAGTTTGCAGACTTAACTACCTCAACGCCTTTGTTTAGTGACTTCAAAACTGGAGGCAGGGATTATCCTAAGTTGAGTATTAATTCCACCGCACCGACTGCAAGTGTTTTTTCTATTGGCCCTGCGGGATACAGCACTAATACAAGCGGAGTAAATTATATAGCTTATATGTGGGCCTCTGTTGCCGGTGTGTCAAAAATAGGTAGTTATAGCGGCACAGGTTCTAATGTAGACGTTGATTGTGGTTTTAGTGCAGGGGCTAGATTTGTGATGATTACTCGCTCTGATTCAGGAGGTAATTGGTATGTCTGGGACAGCGCAAGAGGAATAGTTGCAGGAAATGACCCTTATTTGCAAATTGGTGAACAAGACGCTGAAGTAACTAATACAGACTACATAGACCCACTAAACGCAGGTTTTACAGTAACAAGCTCCGCTCCTGCTGCGCTTAATGCCAGTGGTGGGACTTATATCTTTTTAGCAATAGCATAGGTGACACATGGAATACAGAGTACGTTCAAGCGGTGAGCTAAAAACTCAAGGCGAAATCCGCAAACTCAATCCAAATGTTTCTTTGCCAAAGGTGTGGAATGACAACGTGCATGACGCACTAGGCATTGACCCAGTATTTGAAACACCCAAGCCAGACACTACTGGCGACTACAAGGTAGTTGTTCGTGACGGTGCAGAACAGGATGCGAATAACAACTGGGTGCAGAAGTGGGTAGAGCGGGATATGTTTTCCGATACTGAGGAAGACGGCGTTACTACCACTAAGGCAGAGCATGAAGCTGCGTATCAAGCACAGGTAGACGCTGATGCTGCGGAGCGTGTTAGGGCAGACAGAGATTCTAGGTTAGCCAAGACAGATTGGAGAGCCTGTAGTGACCTTACTTTATCTGCAGAGTGGACTAACTATCGTCAAGCATTGAGGGATGTCCCTGCTCAGGATGGGTTTCCACATACTGTTACTTGGCCTGATGAACCTTGATACACGTTTTTGTTTTAATAATGACGATAGGTGGAGCAGAAGTAGCTAATGATAGCTGCCGTGAGGCTATGTGCTTTTTCAATATAGATACTTGTAACAGCTTTGCTAATAAGCTGATACGAAGAGGAAGTCCTAGCACCTCAGTAATAACGGCATATTGTAAGCCGATATTAGTTAACCCAAATGAGGATGGAATAAAGGTGTACTAAAATGCCAGCAGAAATAGTAGCAGCGGTTGCAGCAGCTAACCAGGCATTTAACTTTATTAAGAAGGCCGTCCACAAAGGAAAAGAAGTACAGGACTTAACAAAGGCGATTAGTAAGTTTTGGGATGCTAGAGAAGAAGTCAGTGTACTAGAACAGAAATCAACTAACCCAAGTAAGATAAGCAAATTACTAGGTAGTAGTTCAGTAGAAAGCCAAGCACTAGAAGTTACCCTTCAGAAACAGAAGGCTGAACAACTAGAAAAGGAATTAAAGGATTTATTCTATTGGACGGGTAATGCGAACCTTTGGCACGATATGTTAAGGGAACGCTCAAGGATAAGGAATTTAAGGATAGCAGAGGCAAAGAAAGCAGCACAGACTAGAGCAGCCATAACGGATATATCAGTAGTTCTTGGTTGCTTTATAACTGCTATGTTTGTTTTCTATTTGGTGAGTCTAATTGGAGAATAGAATAGACAGAATAGAATCTAAGATAGATGACCTTCAAGAGGCGGTTGTGTCTTTAGCTCGCGTAGAAGAAAGAATTACTACCATATTTAACAGACAATCAAACATTGAGGATAGAGTTAACTCAATGGACGAAAGACTAGACAAAATATCTCCAGCAGTTGCTTTTGCAGAAAGGGTGTTTTGGATATGTATTGTTGCTACTGTGACCGTAATAGGACGAATGTTATGAAAAAGATAGGTAAGTTTGTAAGAAATTTAATTCAAACAGGAACTGAGAAACAAGTAGGCATTGCTACTGTAGTTCTCATTATTATCTTGATAGGACTTGGCGCAGCATGATTGCTTCTTTGATTGGCCCAGTCAGTTCTATCTTAGATAAGGTAATACCTGACAAAGACTTAAAAGAGAAGCTAACTCACGAGATAGCTACTATGGCTGAACGTCATGCCCAAGAACAGGTCATGGCGCAGATTGAGGTCAATAAAGTTGAAGCAGCTCATAATAGTATGTTTGTTGCTGGCTGGCGACCTGCTATTGGTTGGATATGCGCTTTGGGAATGGCTGGCAACTTTCTTGTAATACCCTTTGTTAATATGGCTTTGGAGCTATTTGATACTGGTGTTCAAGTCCCTTTAATAGCTTTGAGTGAAATGATGCCCGTCCTAATGGGTATGTTAGGTTTGGGTGCAATGAGAACCTTTGAAAAGACTAAGGGTGTCTCACGAGAAAAATGATGTCTGTCGTAGAGTTTCCTATCAACAAGATGGACGCTCTAGCAGAACTAGCTGATTCTGAGCTTAACGAGTGGTGTGTAGAAAAGGTTGAGCAAGGATTAGACCCAGTATATTTAGTAGGGATTTTGCAATACAACGTCCACTATATGCTGGCTAATATGGTTGAGGAAGAGTAATGGCTATTACTATTGAGTCGTTTACAAGCCCAAGCGGTCAAGCGGGCGACCCGCAATTTACGAGCTTGCTTGATGATATTCTTTATCAGCTTAGTGTTAGCAGAGGCGAAGAGACAGAAGGTCAATTTGCTCAAGCAGAAGCATTGTTTGAAAACGCCGCTCTTGTTTTAAACCAAATACAAAATCAAGTTCCTCCTGAACAACAAGCAGATGTTTTAGCAGAATATTTAAGAACTTCAGGTTTTAGCTCTGATGTTGTAGAGCAAACATTAGGGATACCTAAAGAAATTGTAAATGTTGCATTAGCTCAAGCTGGATATTCTCAAACAGGTGAGCCTTTAGAAGAAGCTAATTTACAAAACGAATTATTAAGAAGTAGTGTAACTGGTCAATCTGATGTTTTCTTTGACTATGTTGATTTAGCTGAAGAAAACAAAGTTCCTTTTACTCAAGCTGAGTTTGCTGATTTAGTAGAAAGAACTAACGCCGCTACTTCTAATGAGGAAATATCTCAAATACTTACTGAGGCTGGAATATTTCACGACACCGCTAGTTTAGACCCAGATACAGGTATGGACATGGGCGGTAGGTTAATGGATAGGATAACTATTACAGACGCTTCTGCCCAAGCAGATTCTCAAGCAGCAGACGCACAAGCCGCAGCAGAAAAGGCCGCAGCTGACAAGGCTGCCGCAGAAAAGGCTGCCGCAGAAAAGGCTGCCGCAGAAAAGGCTGCCGCAGAAAAGGCCGCTGCAGAAGCTAAAGCCGCTGAAGAAAAGGCTGCCGCAGAAAAGGCCGCTGCTGACAAGGCCGCTGCTGACAAGGCCGCTGCTGACAAGGCCGCTGCTGACAAGGCCGCTGCGGATAAAGCTGCTGCGGATAAAGCTGCTGCGGATAAAGCTGCCGCTGATGCTGCTGGCACACCAACAACAGGTACTGATGCTGCGGCTTCTTATTCATGGATATATGAAGATGGTGGGTTTGTTTACGCGCCTTATGATGTAAATGGAAACAGATTGCCTGGCGGAGAAAGAATAGAAGTAGATGATGTAGCTGGAGCTGAAAACAGAACTTTTGAGGAAGGAGAAACTGTAAATGTTTTAGTTACTGAAGATGGCCCAGTATTAGAACATGGTGGCACTGTTGTAGATGATAATGGGGTTACAACCAATAGCACAGCTTCTGGTACAAGTCTTTTAGAAGATATTATTTCTACTATCTTATCTGGTACTGGGACAGGTACTGGCACAGGTACTGGGACTGGGACAGGTACTGGGACAGGAACTGGAATAGGAACAGGAACGGGTACGGGAACAGGTACGGGGACAGGGACTGGTACAGGTACGGGGACTGGTACGGGTACAGGTACGGGAACAGGTACTAGCACTTTAACAGTAGATATTGGCCCTACTATCGGCCCTACTATTGGTCCTACTACAACGGCTACAACGACAGGAACAGGTACAGGAACTGGAACTGGTACAGGTACTGGTACAGGTACAGGTACTGGTACAGGTACAGGTACAGGGACAGGAACGGGTACAGGGACAGGAACGGGTACAGGGACAGGAACGGGTACAGGGACAGGAACGGGTACAGGAACTGGAACTCCAACAATTATAACTACTAGTACGCCTACTAGTACAGGCACACCTACCACCACTAGTACAGGCACACCTACTACTACTGGTACAGGAACGGGTACAGGTACAGGAACTGGAACGGGAACTGGGACAGGAACAGGAATAGGGACGGGTATTGGGACGGGGGCTGGTACAGGGACGGGTACAGGAACAGGCACTGGCACTGGTACTGGTACAGGAACAGGCACTGGCACTGGTACTGGTACAGGCACAGGTACTGGTACTGGGACAGGAACGGGTACAGGAACGGGTACGGGTACTGGGACTGGTACTGGTACTGGGACTGGGACAGGTACTGGGACGGGGACTGGTACGGGTACAGGTACGGGAACAGGTACGGGTACTGGTACGGGTACAGGGACTGGAACGGGTACTGGGACAGGAACAGGAAGAGACGGATTAATTATTGCTTTAGCTCAACAAGCACCAATTACCGAACAAATGTTTTCAAGAGAGTTATTTGAGCCAAAGTTTAGAGAATTAGATAACGTAGCCCAGGCTTTAGGAATGCTTCAAGACATAGGAAGGCGATTCTAATGACATACTTAGATTTAATTAATAACGTCCTCCGCAGATTACGGGAGGATACAGTAGATACTGCTAATGCTACAGACTACTCCTCCTTGATTGGTGACTTAGTTAATGACGCTAAGAAGATAGTTGAGAACTCATTTGACTGGACTGCGCTTAGAGATTCTATAACTATAAATACTGTAAGCGGGACAGATACTTATTCACTTACAGGCAGTGGTGATTTGGCAGTAGTTAAGGACGTAATGAACACTACATCTAAAAGGTTCATGCACCTGAGAAGTAAGGAATATTTTAATAACGTAACCTATAACACTTCCCCGCAATCAGGTTCGCCTGATTACTACACATTTGTAGGTACGGACTCTAATAGGGATTTGGAAGTTCAAGTCTATCCAAAACCCGAAGCTGTATACGCTTTAAGGTTTGACGTTGTTAAACCTCAAGCTGATTTATCCAGTGACTCAGATAGTTTGTCAGTACCTACTAACCCTGTAATCCAACTAGCTTACGCTATGGCTTTGAGGGAAAGGGGTGAGACAGGTGGTCAAAGTGCTGCGGAGCAATTCGCTGTAGCTTCTACTTCTTTATCTGACGCTATTGCATTTGACGCTAACAGATACCCGTCTGAGTTAACCTTTCAGGTACGATAATGGCCCAGAAACTACAAAGCATAACTATTACGGCTCCAGGCTTTGCGGGTATTAACACCCAAGACGCCCCGTTAGCTCAAGACCCTACCTTTGCGTCAGTCGCAGATAACTGCATTATTGACAAAGAGGGACGTGTTGCTGCGCGTAAAGGTTATTCTATGGTGTCTTCTAACGGCCCTGCTGTATTAGGAAGCTCTGACGGCATAGAGGCCGTACACCAGTTTAGGGACTCTGGCGGGAATACTAAGATATTTTCTGCTGGTAACAACAAAGTATTTCATGGCACATCTACGTTAACTGACGATACCCCAGCTAGTTACACGATTAGTGCTAACAATTGGAAGATAGTTAACTTTGTAGACCATGCCTACTTTTTTCAAAGAGCGCATGAGCCATTACTTTATGCAAACTCTGTTGCTGATATAGAAAAAATGTCAGCACATACACACGCTACAGGAACGCCACCTCAAGCAAATGAAGTTCTAGCAGCATTTGGTAGATTGTTTGTTGCTGACTTTGCTACTGATAAATCCACTATCTACTGGAGTGACTTATTAAATGGTCATGCGTGGTCTGGCGGCTCTACGGGTTCTATAGATATATCTAAGGTATGGCCTAACGGCTATGACGAGATAGTAGCCTTAGCTGCCCATAATGGGTTTTTAGTTATATTTGGCAAAGATTCAATTGTTATTTACGAAGGTGCTGATTCGCCTGCAAACATGACGCTATCAGACACCATATCTAACATAGGCTGTGTATCTAGGGATGCTGTAGTTTCTACTGGTAAGGACTTAATCTTTTTAGACCGCTCAGGCGTAAGAAGTCTTGCAAGAACAATACAAGAAAAGTCTTCACCGATTGGCGATATATCTAAGAACGTCAACAATGACATTAAGAACCTTGTAGCCAGTGAAACGGGAAATATCTCATTACATTATTCGCCTAAAGAAGCGTTTGTCCTTGTTAACTTTCCCGTCCTTCAGACGGTGTATGTGTTTGATACTAGGTTTCCTCTCCAAGATGGTTCGTATAGAGCAACCACTTGGTCTAGCATCGCGCCACTATGTTTTACTAATCTGGTGGATGACACTATATATATTGGCAATGCAACTGGCATCGCTAAGTATGATACTTATCAGGACAACACAGGTTCCTATCAGCTAAGCTACTTCTCCCATCCCCTTTCTTTTGGGGATAGCTCCGTACTTAAATTTCTAAAGAAGGTTAACTTAACGACCTTTGATGGGGCTGAGGCTACAGTAGTATTGAACTGGGCCTATGACTATTCCAATGCTTATAAGAAGCAGGCATACGTCTTACCTGCTAATAACGCTGCCCAATACAATATCTCTGAATACAACACTGAAGCTGAGTATTCTTCTTCATTAAGTCTAATTAACAGACAGAAGGTAAATACTTCTGGTTCTGGTGCTGTCGTATCCGTAGGTGTGGAGACTACGGTTGATGGTAAGTCTATAGCTATACAACAATTTAATATTCATGCACTACTTGGAAGGATTGTCTAATGACTGATTACACGAAGACAACTAACTTTGCCGCCAAGGATGCCCTGGTGTCAGGCAATCCTGCTAAAGTGGTGAAGGGAACAGAAGTGAACACCGAATTTGATAACATAGCAACTGCGGTAGCTACTAAGGCTAATCTAGCTGGCCCGACATTTACGGGGACTACTACTGCCGCGAACCTCACGGTGTCAGGAACATTTACTGGCACTATTGACGGAGGGACTTACTAATGGCTTGGTACGATAATATAGGAAGTGCAATAGGTGACTTTTTAGAAAGTCCTACTGCTGGGCTTATAGGAGCTATAGGCCAAGGCGTTCTAACTGAGCGTGGTATTAAAGACATAGGCCAAGCCCGTCAGGAAGCTAATGTATTCTTTGGTGGTGCTACCGATTTACCCACTTATGAAGGCGGTTTGTTAGGTGAGATAGAAAGACAGTCTCAATTCAAACCCTTTACTGTTACGGGTACGAATGTATTTGGTCAACCTTCTGCGGCTACTATCTCTCAAACAGGCACTGAGTTAGCTCTAAGCCCTGAAGAAGCAGCATTGCAAAGGTCTTTGACTGGGTTTGGTCAATACGCTTTTGACTTTTTGGGCGACCCCGCTCAAAGAGAGGAAGAACAAACCGCTTTAATTAGTATGCTAACCCAAGACCCCGCAGCAAGAGCCGCTAGAGAATCGGATATATTTGGTAGATTAGAGGCTGCTCAAGCTCCTGAAAGAGAAAGGGCCAGACTTCAGTTAGAAGAAAGACTCTTTGGTCAGGGTAGGGGTGGTGTCCGAACCTCTATGTTTGGTGGCACTCCTGAGCAACTAGCCTTGAATAAAGCTATAGAAGAGCAACGCGCTGCTTCTGCGGTATCTGCTATGGAACAGGCTCGTGCTGAACAAACCTTGCAATCTCAACAGACTCTACAGGGTCTACAGGAGTTTAGAGGTAGAATGGGTTTGTTGGGCGAGATGGGCTTATCAGCTATTCCAACTGCTTACACACCACAGACTGAACTCTTGAGAACGCTTACACCTCAGTTAGAAGCTGCGCGTCTAGCCTCCTCCTTACAAGCTACTGGCTTGGGTCTGGGTGCTGGTGTTGCTGAATCTGCTATAGAATCCCAGTTGGGATTTGAGGCTCTTAGAAACGCCCTTAGACAGCAGCAGTATCAAGGTCTGTTTGACTTGTTAAGGGGTGAACGGGCTGCTCAGGCGCAAGAAAACGCAGCTTCTCGTGGTGGTAATTTTACGCTTGCTGACGTTATAGATTATATAAGCAGCCAAGGCAATCCTTGAGCTTGGAGATTATAAATGCCTATTAACATACAATCTTTATTTAGCGACATTATTGAGACTCCTGCTCAAGCTCAACAGCGTATGCTGACAGAGGGAATACTTAAGGGGCGGGAGTTAACTGGCGGTCTTACAGGACTTGCTAGGACTCAAGCCCCTCTGGTATCTGCTTTATCTATGCAAATACCCCAAAGACAAGAAGCAATGCGTAGGGGTGTTGGTGGAATGTTAGGACTGGACGTTAGAACTGAGTCTGAAAAGCTGCAAGATATTTTGAAGGGTGCTGATGTTTCTACTCCAGAGGGTCTTGTCGCTCTTTCAAACCAGATTCAACAGTATGCCCCCACTCAAGCATTGCAACTAAGAAGAACTGCTACTGAAGAAAGAAGAGCCTTGGATGAGGCTGCAAGGCAAAGAGCAAGACAAGAGGCCGCAGATGTTAGGGCAGAAAGGCAGCTAACATTATCTGAGGAAGCAGGAGCTAGGGCTGGAGAATCTTTAACATTACAAAGACGGCAGGCTGAAAGAAGTCGTAGAATTTTTGATAATCAAATGACTGCTTTTGAGCAGTCTCAAGAAGATAGAGAAAGAGAGCAGGCTGCTTCAGACTCCTTGAAGACTCAGTTGATAAACGTATTGCCACCAGATAGTCCATATTTAGAAACTTTAAAGAAAGAAGACGCTTATATCCCTCTTAGTAATTTGAGGCAGATATATCAAGACTATTTGGATGAAGTTACGCCAGACGTAACTATCAAAACTATTTTTGATTCTAAGACTGGTAAGAACATGATTGTTTCTATTGACCCAGATAGAGGTGAAATTGTTAATACGATAGCTGAAGCCCAAAGAACCACTACTGATAGAACCGTTCCTACTTTGAATGCTGGCGGAAGAGAAGCGATAGAAAATATACTTAAAAACGATGAAGATTTAGCAGAAGCAGACCTTTACGAAATTATGGGAAATAAAAATCTGGCTGTTGATTTGGTTCATTACTACAGTGAGAAGAACAATACCACTATAGCCAACACAATAGACATGATAAGAAATCAAATAAACACAGAGTCAGGGCAAAACTTATTAAGAATGGGAACTCTTGTTATCAATGATAATGATGGCGAATGGGGAATAGTGGAATAGTAATGCCTGAATCAAAAGTCAAATCTCCTTCTGGGGAAATTATTACTGTTCGGCATCCTGAAGGTGCTACAAGAGAGCAGATAATAACTTATGCCCAGAATCAAAGCATACCCTATGAATCCAAGCAAAAGACTATGGATGATTTTTCTGCGCTTGAAAGATTCAAATATGAATGGGATAGGTCAGAAACATTTACTGAAAACGCTGGCATCTTGTTAGAAGCAATGCTTCCTGTTGGCAATATATTTGCTGGGGAGACTGGCCATGGTTTTTACGCATCTCCCACAGAATTATATGGCGATGACTTTCTTGATTTATCTGTTAACGAAAGGCGGGAAAGAATACAGCAAGTAAGAGCTGAGAAAGAGGCTCAAGAGTATCCAGAGTTAAGCAGGCTTGCTCAGGAAGATGGTACTGGTGCTGCTGGTTTTTCTGGTGCGTTTTTAAGAGCATTGGTTGACCCTACTACTTTGCTACCTGTAGGAAAAACACCTAAAGCTATGGCTGCTATTGGCGGTTTAGTTGGTGGAGGTTTTGAGGCCACTAGAGGGCTAGCTGAAGAAGGAAGGATAGACCCGCTAATGACTGCTGTTACTGCTACTGGTGGTGCTGTGCTTCCTGTTGCCGTAGATAAAGCGGTACGGTCTATTAAGCCTGCATACGAAGCCCTTAGAAGTGCGTCCAAATCTGTTGTAAGCCCAGCAAAACAAAAAAGTGCCAATCAGGTTGTTGATTCTCTTAACAACAAAATAATGGAGCTTCAGCAAGAAGGTATTTCTGATGGAAATCTTCTTGTTGCTGCAACGGAAAGGCTTGGCTTAAATCAAAAGAAAGTAATAAGAGCTATTGGTGAGGCAAGTGAAAAAATAGATATTCCAGAAAAAGAAATAAACAAGGCTGTGTACGAACTGAAGAACGCTTTTGAACAAAAAAAAGATGGTGTGTTTTCATTAGCTGGTGATTTGATTGCCACTTCAAACGCAAGGTTAAAGGCATTAGATGAAGGATTATGGGGAAGAGTTAAAAATCTTGAGCTTAATCTAAGAACAAAGTCTTCGGAGTTTACAAAAAGAATTTCTAGTTTTGCAGAACTAGAGAGAAGGATTCCAAGGTCTGCAAGACCAGAGTTCACCAAACGTCTTTATAATGGAGACTATGATGGGGCTGGTCAGTTGGCAATAGACAATGGAATTGAAAGCGTTGTCGTTAAGTCTGATGGAAATAAATACACATCTACAGTGAAGGAAACTCTTGATAACGTTAAAGGAGTATTAAGAGAAATATATGACTACACAGAAACCGCTGTAGGTTATGACGTTCCTTATCTTAGCGAAAGAGAGTATTTTCCAAGAACAGTTTTGGATAGCTCTGGGATTAGAAGGTACTACGGACTGGAAGACGAAAACCCAGTATTAAAGGGTATGTATGCAAAGAAAGCTCAAACTCTTGGAAAGGAAGTTGAGGAGTTAACTGAAGCTCAAAAGCAAAATGTAATAGAAAATTATCTTGCTGGTAGTAATAAGTATCTTCCAAAAGGAAAGCCTGGAGCATTTAAGACAAGAAAGATTGATAATGTAGATGATGAGTTAATGAAGTATTACAGCAACAGCGCTACTGACTCTCTTGTTAAATACATAAACAAAGCTGTAGACCATGTTGAGAAATACAATTTCTTTGACAAAGGCGGAGTTCTTCCAAGAAATAAAAGCGGTGAACTTAATTTTGAATCAAGTATAGGTGCTTATGCTAAACGCCTTAAAGATGATTTAGTTCTTACAAGAGAAGGAGAAGAAGAGCTTAAAACCATTCTTAACGCTAGGTTTGGCGCAGGAGAGCGTTCTCCACACAAAGTTTATCAAGACTTAAAAGCTCTATCTAACATTATATTGCTAGGAAACCCTATATCAGCTACCACTCAGCTTGGTGATTTATTTGTTAATGCCTACAGATATGGCGGAAGAAATGCTTTCAAAGGAATTCTTGAAACTATAACGGGAAAAAACGTAGTAAATATAGAAGATTTTGGACTAGAAAATCATATAGCTCAGGACTTTTCTGACATACAGGGTTTCTCTAAAACAATTCAGGACATCGTATTTAACGTATCTCAGTTTAGGCGTGTTGATAGATTTGGAAAAAACTCACTCCTTCAGTCTGCATGGAATAAAAACACAGCTTTAGCTAAGTCCGAAAAAGGAAGGCAGAAGTTAAAAGAAGAATGGGGCGGGATGTTTGGAAAAGAGTTTGACAGCTTAGTCAATGACTTGTCAGAGGGTAAAGTCTCAGAAAACGCCAAACTGTTATTGTTTACAGAGCTATCTGGCTCTCAGCCAATTGCGCTTATAGATTACCCAGTGCCTTATTTGCAAGCTCCAAATGGTAGATTATTTTACTCTTTGAAATCATTTGGATTGAAGCAGCTTGAGCTTATAAACGACACTATTATTAACCAAGCTAAAAAAGGGAACTATGCAACTGCTGGCAAGAATGCACTGGCTTATGCTGCGGTAGTAGGCCTTGGTAACGCTACCATTCAAGAAACAAAGAACTGGATGCAGGGAAGAGAGTTTCAAATAGACAGAGTTCCAGACAACTTTATTAACTATATGCTTGCCACAGCAATGACATCAAGATACAGCGTAGACAGAAACTTAACTCAAGGAAATTTTGCTGGGGTTATTGCAGAAGCTGTTGCTCCACCAATTAATGTATATGAAAACCTTACAAAAGATGTATATGGGGTTATGAAATCTATATATGAAGGAGAGGACATAGACCCCAAGGCGGCAAGGTCTGTTCCTCTAATTGGTCGCTGGTATTACAACCTGTTTGGCGGCGGGGCAGAAGAGTTCCTAGAAAGACAAGATTAGTTTTGAGGCAGTGCGGCATCCTGGGTTCCTCCACCCTCGCCTTTGGGTGCCGTACTGACCTCTCCTAATAATTAACAAACCAGTCATAAAACTCTTTAACTGTTACTTCTCTTTTTGTTTCTCTTGTTTTTTCTTTTGCCCTGTAATGAGTAACAATACAGTCAGCAAGCATTATATCTCCCTCTGATTCGTGCGATGCTATTAACAAAATGGCTCGCTTCTCAGGCTTCATGCCGTCAACTAAGTTTTTCAGAGCAAGTTGTTGTCCGTAAGGTAGTTTTGCTTTTTTGTACTTACACTCTATAAAGATAAATTTATCATTCTTTATCTCTACAAAAGCGTCTATGTCTGTTGGGTATATGCCTCTGACAGTTTTCATTCCCTCAAAAAGTATTAAGTTTCTGCCATGATTTTTATTGTTGTACTTAGACACTAATGTAGCTCCCCGTCTATCAGTTCCTTGTATCTCATGGAGATGAACATATTGAATAATTCATCTACTGTATTATTCTCCTCCATGAACTCCGAGTAATCCCTCACCATCATCGCAAGAGTCCCAATCGCCCTCTGCTCCGTCCCCTCCAAAAAGGGTAAGTTGTTGTTCACCCACTTCGCAAGTTCGTCTGGTTCCATGGGGTCTATTTCTACAGTCTGGATTTCCCGTTTCAAGCCAACACACTCCGCATATCATTCTTTCGCCACTTCCCACACCAAGGACAGAACCACCCTTTGACTACAAGTTCATCTTCCCTGTCGTAGATGATTAACATTTTATTCCCACATTCACAGATTTGTTTTAAGTCCATTATTCTATCGGCTTCCAAGTTAACACATCAATGGGAGGGGTTAAGCTCTTAGCAAACACCCTAGAAAAATTACACATATGTCTGGTAGTACAAGTATTGCATGGGCCTATACCAGTGTAGGCGTGTTCTCCTTGATTATGATATCCATAGAGAACAAAGGGAACCCTAGTAAATACAAACTTCTCTGCAATCTGCATAAATATATCTGCGTCTTCACAAGGGTAGGCTAGGTCAACATTGTATCCGTTGGTTTTGTCGTAGGCACTTCTTCTAAACATCCCAAAGTGTCTCCACCCATACTGACTAAGCGGCTCTCCGTAATTCTTATGAGCTATATAACCAGAAGGTAGATTGTCCTCAATGTATGCCATATCACTATAAGCAAAACCTATCTCTGGGTTTTCTTGAAAAGCATCTACCATTAGCCTAACCGCATCTGGATACAAGAAGTCATCATTATCTAAATGAGCTATCAATTCACCAGTTGTATTTTTAAAAGCCTCAAGCCTATTCTTTGATATGCCAAGGTTCTTCTTATTTCTGTAGACCTTTATTCTTTTATCAGTCATGGCTAACCCAACAGCCATTTCATAAGTCCCGTCTGTAGAATGGTCATCTTGTAAGATAAGTTCCCAGTATGGATAGCTTTGGTTGATAACGCTTTGAACTGCTCTTTTAAGCAGTTGGGTTCTACCGTTATACATTATGGTAATGATAGATACTTTTGGCTTCCCCTCTAAGTTAAATGGCATCTTCTAATTCCCTGTTCTTTTTCCTCAATTCTTTGACCATATCTTCTAGGTCAGGTCTGAAGTATTTAATCGGTTTCTTGCTATTCACCAACATCTCATCGCAGAAGTTATCTCCATACATATCTCTCATAAACTTGGAGTAACCTTCTCTAACGTGAGTCCTATGCCTCATTCCATACTGGTTACACCCTTTACACTGGGGATGTATGTTCTCTTCCATTATCTTTGTAGCCTGCTTCCCTCTTTCAATCCAGTGTCCACCCTGCATATCCTTCCAGTGGAACCACTTATTACAAGAGACACACTCTATAAATCCATTCTTATCAGCAGCCACCGCAGCCTTTAACCTAACGTGCTTCTGTAATAGCTTAGCTACGTCATCTATCAAAGCTCTAAGCGTTTTCTTTTTCATACATCCCTCAAGTGGTCTAAGTACGGCTCGTCTTGGCTTTCTATTAACAACTCTATGTAATGTTTAGCCTTTAGTAAATCCTCAACACCGTTCTTATTCTTCCACCTTGATACATACTTAACTACATTAGCTTCACAGTAGCTTAAATCATTAGCCTGTATATATTCTATAGGTTGTATCTTCATTCCCTTGTAATGACTACCGCCTACCTGTTTGTCTGTTGCCTTCATAAGTAATCCTGATTATCAGTAACCTCTCCCAGACGTTTCTTTTCCAAGTGTTCCGTAGCCTTTTTCATGGCTAGAATCTTCTGAGACTCATCGTAAGTATTCCAGTTAATAACGTCCTTGTAATATCTGCCACAACCCACACACCAAATACTGCCAACGGTAGAAGTAGAACATATACCTCTACAGGGATTCTTAACCTTGGCTATACCTTCGGTAAAGGGCATGGGGTTGGAAAGTGTTTGTTCACACATATCTCTACGGGCCTCCCGTATGTTTCTGCGAGCTTATTACAATACGTCCTACTGGGATTGTATTTATCTTTGGAGTGATAGATACACTGCTCACAATTCTCAAGGATGTTTAATTCGTCTAACTGTCTCATGGTGTTACCGTAACCCTACTAATTTCGCCTCTGTCTTTGTGGTAAGTGATTGCTAACGCACCTCTTTGAGAATGCTCAAAGCCCCTCGCTCCGTAAGCATCTCTGGCATTTAACGTGGGGTGTCTTTCAATCACCGCACCTGAGGATTCAAATAATTCCTTCGTATGGAGATGACCAGTAGATAAATAAATGTAGTCCGTATTAGCCATATCGCTTCTGAATCTGGGTTCGGAAAAGAACTTACCCGCCAATCCTTTTATCTTAGTAAGATGACCATGATGCCACCCTAAGAAAACTTTGCCCCAAGTAAATGAGTAGTATGGGAACACACTATTATCTACTGTTACCCTTTTGTTATTCTTAAACGCCATGTTCATAACAGCCTGCAACCAGACAGAACCTGTTAAGTCATGGTTCCCCTCACATATAACAATATGGACGTGCTTGTGTTTATGAAGGAGCATTTCTACGGCCCTGACGCAGCCTTCTATGGCCACTTGAACTAACTTAGGGTAGCGTCCATCAGAGTCAAGAACGTGCTTATTTAGGGGTGTGACGGACGTTAAACCGTCCCAGTGGAGGAAGTCTCCCATCTGAACGAATATGGCCTGTTCGGAGTCGGGAGTACCGTCAATCATATCAGTGAAGGCTTTGTGTAAAGTCTCTTCAGCTATCCTAATATCCCAATCCTCACCAGTTTCCTCGCTCCAGGAATAGGCTCCGATATGATAGTCAGTAATTGTATAGACTGAGCATAATTCTTTACTTGTTTTCTTAGGAGCTTTAACAAGGGGCCAAGGCTTTATGCCTTTAGTGAGAGATTCAGAAACCTCTCGCATTATCTCCTCTTGTCTCTCCTTATCCGCTTCAGTCTTTACCCATTCAATTTTAGTGTTACCGTCTGAATCAAAGAGAGTAGACCTACCCTTTAACTTATACCCATCGGGTATTTCTTTTGGACTCCTTTGCCAGCCCTTCTCAGCAGCACGAGCTTCTACTCTACGCTTCGCAGCCCTGACGGTATTGTCATTGATTCCTAGTTCATCCCCAGCCGCCTTGGAGGTTCCAAACTCTATCCAAGCGGATAGGAGTTCAAGCTCTCTTTCAGTTCCACAATACTGTAATAGTTCTGGGTCTGGAGCATTTCTGGTAGCACGACTTTCATACTTAGGCATAAGAACCTCATAATCTTCTGCTTAACCACTCTCTATTAAACTGAACTGAATCTCTGTACTTATCGTCATCGGTCAGGTGATACCTAGACCGCCCACTCTCTTTGTATTCCATCTTCGCCTTATAGGCTTTGTTCCTATTAGAACATCTGTCTGAACAGAACTTAGCTGTCGCTCTCCCCCTGTCCACTATCCTGTTGCATTTTATATACGCACAAATCTTCCCTGACATCATCCAATACCTCTTTTAATTCTTTTAATAAAGTTATTATCTCTTCAGCTTCTTGCCCATCCAATTCTAAATTCAATCGCATCCCAAGGTTCTCCTGTCTCCAATGCTCTGATACTTTTGGTAGCCCGTACCATGTCTTCCTTTTTCATCTTTCCATACTTGGCTTTTAATAAAGCGATACTGAAGGCTTTGCCTCTACCGTTCATGCTTCTTTGGGTGTCTAGCATTTCCTGACTTTCAACATATAAGGTTTCTACTTCTGCGGCCATGGAATGTGTACTCCTTTATTTGACAAGGCTCTATTAACATTCTCATAAGTAGATTGAATCTCTAACGTAGTCAAGTCTGCGGTAGAGTCCTTGTCAGTTATTGCTTTCTGTATCGGCTTCCAAATATGTTCCTTTACTATTTCTGGCGAGAAAGGAATCTCCACACCTTCTTTGAAAAAAGACTCAACGCTAAATCCATTCTTGTTTAATTCTTCTGCAACTAATCTACAGAAGACATGAAGCGCGTTGTTCTGTTTGCCCGTTCTGGGTTTACCAAAGTCCACCTCCCAGACAACGTAGGGTCTCTCCTCCATCAGTTCCTTAGCCTGACGGAGGAAAGTTTCCCTAGTGTGGGACGAGTTACAAATCCAAAACTGTCCCATCTAAGTCTCCTAATTTCACATCAAGTTCCTTGCAGATTTTGTGGAAGGTAGACAACATCATATCTTCCCGTTCTAAAAGTTTAGAGTAGTTAGACCTGTCCATATTGATGGCCTTTGCTACGCTATTCTTACTCCGCTTGGACTCTTGATGCAGACGTTTTAAGAAATGTCCGTAGTGCATCTTAGAATGGAATGTCATCAGAGAAGTCATCATTCAACACTGGTTGAGGGGCAGATTGTGCCTGCTCTTGGAAGTCACTTACTTGGAGGGACATGAACTTCCCCCTCTGTCCATCCTTCAACCAAGCAGCCAGTCGTTTCTCCTTCCCACCCAAAGTAATCT